GTTCCGCTACTTGTAAAATCTTTTGAAAGTTTAATCCTATTTGAAAATTCTATGTTACTGGGATCAAGTCCGGAATCGAGGATTGCTATGGTACTGCCTTTTCCTGTGTATCCGCGGCTCCATGCTGTACTAGAATTAATAATTTTGTGATTACCACTTTTATAATATTCGGAAGTTTCCCAAATTGCAGTAGATACATTTTGTGCATGAGAATTTCCGACCATTAGTGCAATACTGGTCACCAAAATTTTGAGTTTCATAAAAACCTTTCAGGATTTAAGTTTAGATAACAATATTTTACTATCAAAAAACCCTTTAGTCAAGTCTTGGGTTTGTTTGTAAAGTTGCGGTAATCTTTTTTCATAGAAGGTCATATGATCTATGATTGTCTTACATACGAATGGTCTATAAATTTGATACTTTTCAAAACTTTCAGTCCATTCGCTAGGATATTTAAATGTATCATAATACATTTCGGTATAACTAAGTCTATCTGGCACCATTGGGATAGCATCTACAATCGCACCTTCATAACAACTAATACCCAAAGTTTCTTGTAAATTAGCACTGAATACTAATTTGGCCTCGCCTAACAAATTATGATATTCATTTTTGGTTAGTTGCTGATCCTGACATACAACAAACTCATATTGCGGTAAGTGTTCTTTTAAGTCACGGAAAATCTCAACCTGTTTCTCTGGCGCTATGCGATGAGGGAACAAGATAAGATCACGTTTCTTCATGCCCTTATACATAGTCAGAGTATTTTCCATATACTCCATAGGCCAGCCTGTGCGTACAAATCTAGAGTCCTTGCCATTAATGATTTCATTTAAGTGTTCACTAAACCAAGGATTCTCTGTAGGATAATCGTTTAACAGATTAGCATAAAACATTTCAATATGAAAGTTTGTAGCAAAATAATTATGATCAAACGCATGAAAGAAACTTTTTTCTGCATGTCTAACCCACGGCTTGTTGCCAACAAGACGACCTAAGAAATCTTGAGGATCATAACTGCCAGCATGCCATAGGCCGTGTGTAACTACTGGAATATTCAGTAGTTCACTCATGTATTTTAAATTGACGATACCAGGGTGCCAAGCATCAGTAAATATAAAATGATCACCTGCATGAACGGCTCCGTCGCAAAATAGCCGACCCATCTGCTCAATCTGCCGAGCCTTGTAGATGTTTGTGCCGCCAAAATTAAGAAAAGCCCCAGGGGTAGTAGCACTAGGAATATCTGTGGGACCAGAGATAATTTGAACATTGTGTCCTGCCTTTCGTAAGAGATTAGGCACATGGGTCTTCCATTGACCCGTGTACCTAGTTTCTACGCTTTCTAAATCAACGAGAAAAACGTTCATCTTTGCGGCCTTTGTAGGGCTCACGAACACGAGTCGGTTCTGGTCGACCTTCTTTCTCTCGACGAGACTTTCGTTCGAGATACTCTTGCTCTCGTTGGAACTGTCGATATGAGTCAGACCTATACAAATCTTTTGGGTCAAATTTGAGTAGGTTGAGGCGACAGTGGTCGAGCCACTTGTCAAGATCTTCAAAGATCCTTTCTACCTCTGGCTTCAAACGAAGAGTTTTTTGAATGTATTGTGGCTGTGCCATTTTAAGATTCCATATAAGAAATATGATTAATAAATGTGAGAGTGGCTCCATTCTCGCCATCCTCACTCACTTCAATCTCAGTCCTACGACCGGGATATCTTGCTTTGATGATGTCGTTTAAATCACGAGCAATCATCTCACAGGATTTGTGGTTAAGCTCTAATGTGCCATCGCTATAGCACTTTTCAAGCCAACGCTTAAACTGGATAAATTCAATATCACGGTCATCTTGAAAGACCCGGATAGCAACACGGAAGTGGAAAATATGTCGATGTGGAGTTCCAAGGAAACTAACATCGTATTCATCTCCTGTGGCTAGCTTAGGATCAGTTGCCGCGGCAGGATACATGTGAATACCTTCTTTACGGAAGGTTACCCAAATCATTGATAGATCAGTATTCATTCTTCGGATTTTTTAGAAGTTTTAACAGTTTTGGTGATTTTAGTTGCAGGAGTTTTTTCTTTCTCTGGAACATTGTCTTTAATCATATTCATGATTTCCCACAATTTCCAATCGATACTTTCCAGCAGTTTAAACAACCGTTCTTCGGTAGGAGTTGTAGGAGTGCTTTTGGTTACTTTTGCATTGATCATTTGATTACCTCGTCATTTTTGTATTGATTCCAGTCTGTGAACTTACTACGATCCATTAGAGTATGCAGACTGTGAGACCATACACCTGGATTAGTTGCTTTAAAATCTTTATCGTCAATTTTAATCATTGTGTTGTAATTCCACAATTTAATATACGGAAGTGGAATTCGAATTTGAGGAATAAAATTATTAGACTCATTTAGTCCGTTTTCTAGAAATTCTTCTGCAATAATAATTGGAATATCAAGGCTACACAAATAGCCTTTCTCCAAAAAGAATTCAATCATAGATTCCCAACTTTTCCATTCGTCGTAGTTTGTAGGATTAAAACTATGATTAGCACCAAAGAAAATATGCTCACACCCATTTAAGTTTAGAGCAATTTCTTCAGCTGGATGGACTCCTGTAACAAACAATGTTTTCATTCCAAATGCAGGAGTATGCTCGACTTCTGTACCAATAAAAAATTGTACATCAGTTATTTCGCCAGTTGTATAATCGCGTTTCATAAATTAGTATAAACTATGTTCGTTACAATGTCAAGAGATATTTTCTTCCAAACTACGCAACATGTCGTCATCTGGATTGGCAAGATCGATCTCGTCAGCTCTGGTAACTGTTTCGATATCAAATAGGCTATTGAATGTATTTTGAGCAGGACCGCCTTGTAAGCGAGCGCCTTCCAAACTGCGTAGGAAAGGTCCAGCTTGTTCAATCATAGCAAATGCTTCTGCTTTGGTTTTTGTATTAAACAGGTCTTCGATCAATTGGTTAAAATATAGAATGTTGCGGGGAACCCAATCACTGTATTCGTCGCTCATATCTTGAGTTTTAACCTTTTTCCACGCACCCCAATTAATTTTATCCTTAGTTTTGGCAATCTCAATATCCATTAATTGTTGAGCACGTTGTACAGCAACAATATGGCAGTAGACATTATGACCCATCATTAGAGCATAGGCAAATGAATCCCAAGACGTCTTGCCTTCCTTCTTGATCTTGTTCAACATGCCTGGAGCATAGTGACAGATATCGCCTATTGTGAGCCTGCGGCCAATTTCGCTTTCAAACGGGAAAGGTATGTCGCTTCCGGCAAGTGCTTTGTTATCTGGGGCTTTGTCCATAATAACACTCCACCTTTTGGGGGTGTGGACTGCATTGGTGTAGACAAGTCCGTGTGCTGTGGCGATAAACGGTGAGGCGCAGTCAAAAGATATGGTAAGCTCTTCATTAATATGTTTCCTAATTTGTCGTTGAATCAAAGTTAAGTAACAACTCCAGTCAAGTTGCGCTGTACCCAAGAAGTGGATCCAGTTTTTGCCCTTCAGCAAACCATCTTCACGCAAGGTCATTAGACGCTTTAACGTGATATCCATTTTACACATGTTAGCACCACCGAAGGCCCACCCTTCAGCTTCTTTGCCAGCATATGGACCTGTTGGGTCACTAAATTCTTTAACACCTTGATACCACTTTTCAGCAGTGTCCCAATCGCCACCTTGAAGCACGTTAAGCCACTTAGTTTGTCCTAAGCGATTATCTAAGAAATACTTGTTATTAAATTTTGTCTTATCTAAACAATCTTCAAATGTTTTTAATCCAGTTTTCGGACTATGGATATGATCGCATGCCCAAGTAGGAACGTCCAGCATCATTGACCAGTCAGCAGTGACTTCTAACCACTCAAGAATTTTTTGACGAGTCTTGTTGGCTTCTGCACCTTCGAAGTTTAACCAGTCAAACTTTAAAACGCCCTTACCGATCTGGTATCCACCAGAGTCGCCTAATATCATTGTGTTGTTACGATCACGCTGTTGTATCATAGATTCTTGCACAAGACTCTTTTGTAGATCTAACTGTGCATGACCTGCAGAATACAGGCCGTACTTGTAAGTAAAATATCCTTGTTCTGGATTAAGGAAATTCATGCCTTCGATGCCGCGATCAAATCCTGCCGGAATACGATCATTAGGTACAAATTCTTCTAGGCGTTGTTTAGCAACATAGGTACTGTAGAAACTGCTAATAGCTGGCAAATAGACAGCATAGTCTTTCTGTAATGGGGTTAGGTTAACTGGTGGTCTGTTCATCTTTACTCAATATAATTGTTATGTCTAGTTGTTCTTTTGCTCGTCTTAGGTTTTCTTGGGCGGCGGAAATAGCAGTATGATCTTTGGCAAGACTTTTAATTTCTATTTCTTTCATCATCTCTTTCTTGGCCCAATCTAAAATACGAATTGCTTCGTCATCTAATTGTACAGTAGCATAGGAACTTTGTAAAGTCATCCAATTATTTCCGTCCCATACTTCTACATTTTGGTTAGAAGTATTGAATCGCATATTGCCTATGCCCTGGGCTCCAGAGTAGTTGTTAACATAATTACTGCCCGGCATTCCGCCGGTTACAGTAATATATTTTCCACCCTGATTTATACCTTTTATCATGCCTGTGCAGGAATAATATATTTGTAAGTAGCAATACCGCTGTCTAATTCAATCTGCATTGCGCCTTGATCATTTGAAAAACTAATCTTGGCATTATTACTATCGGCAATTTTCAAAATACTCAACACTGGCATTACTGGCCATGTCCATGCTTTGGTAAGTTTGCCTGTGATACCTTGTGCAAATATAAATTCTCCACCATGGCTAGCCGCATCACCGAAAATAAATTTTAATTTATCGCCGTCTGTTTTTACCAAAAATGTTGTGTGCTCTGTATTAGCACCTGCTTGGAATTGAAAACGTTGAATGCCGCTGACAGTTGGTGTAATTTCTACGTCCCATTTAGCCCCACGGAATTTAACAGTTTTAAGTTTTTCTTCAATGATTGACTGATTCATAAAACGGTAGTCGTTTTTAAAGTTACCGTCTTTGTTTTCAAAATGTAGTCCAACTGGAATAGTCTCCCCGTTTCGATCGGCAGTGACTACTTCGATCTTTGAATCTTCTTGGTATTCTTTGCCGTCTAGCAAATAGCGTAGTTTTTCTAATTGCGGCATGCCAAATGTACCGATCATATCCGGATGTGGATTTGTTGTTTCCGCATACATGATCACTGTTCGATCATCAGCCATAGAATCGATCAGTGTTTGTTTCTCGGTACCAGTGATCTTAACAATGTTTAAGAATCCTAGTTTGTTGGTATGTGCAACGATGTCTTGTAAAATATCTTTCATGTGAATTTCCTTTTGTTAATTTTATTTAGATTTTTGAGATAAGTCAACAAATATTTTATTCAAAGGTGAATAAATTATTGAAGGTGTTGGTCTGAGTGGTCGAATCTAAATCCCACTCTAGAACTCCTATAAGGTTTTCCAATTTATTATTAATAATAGTCATTTCCATCTCTGCATGGTCAAATGGCAATTCTTGGAACCACTTAGGCAACCTCAGTTCGTCTACAGGGTAAGCAATTGATGTATAACCTAATGGATTAGATTTAACTTTACATACAATTACCTTCATCCCGTCTACAATTTGCATAGAATATTTGTCACCATTCATTCTACGCAATGTATTCCAGTTGATGCTGGCACGTACATGCCCTGGCATATTGGCCTTACCGGCTTTGGCTTCCTTGGCCTGATAGTCTGTGATGTTGTTGGCACGTTTTGGACTACCTTTTTCCCATCCTGGCCTAGCTTTGAATTCTGTTCTAAACTCCGTAATCATGTCAAGAATTTCTGCTTCCCGACTTCCATTAAGAACTTTAGTGAGAACTTCTTCTAAGAATTTCTGCATAAATTCTGGAGTATCACTGCGTTTCAAATCCAAGCCCATGGCTTTAATCTTGCCCGGCTTGCCTTCGATGTCGCTACGTTTGCCTTCTTTGTCGTAATACAACACGGCATAACGTTTCTTAGTAATAAACAAACCTTTGATAGCCACAATCTCACGTCCTGCTTTAATAACTTCTCCACGTGATTTAGGGCAGTGGAATGCATCTAACATAAACTGAGGGAATGTACCATTAACCTCGGCCGCCACAGTGTCATACAATTTAACCACTGTATCTTTGTCCCATGGGATCTGACCTTTGTTAATTTCATTTTTTAGGCTGTTATACGCACTGAAATATGCAGAGTCTGTGTCACCGTAAATAATGCTCTTGCCTAAATGATCATATTCGCCTGTTACGACTTCATTTATTTTTGAGGCCATATGGCGGGCAATTGCTCGGCCTGTAAGGGTGGTTGACTGCCCGATACGATTATCAAAGAAACGACACCCAGCGTTGAGAATAGCACCGTAAAGGCTATTAAGATTAATTTTTTTGACGAGCTGTCGTTTGTCCCAGTATTCTTCTTCAATTTTATTCTCCGCTTTAATTGCATCTTTTAATTTGGCCTGCATTTCTTTACGTTCTGCATACCAACGTTTTAACAGTCCAGGAATAACACCCTCTACATCGTGTGTAAAGATTGTTCCATTTGCACTCAACATCCACGGACGGTTACTTTCGTAAATCATCTCATAAATTTGAGCACCACTCATGATGTCAGTTTCACCGTTTTCCCAGTCGATGATAATTTCATGGGCTCGATCTTGTGACATTACCAGTTCGTATTCATTGCTACCAAATTTACCTTCCCATGCCGCCGCAAAACTAGATCCTTTGGCAATCTTTTCTTCGATCTCAGTTTTGGTGTAATCTTGACGTAATTGTCCAACGATAGTCTCCGGTCCCATGTTTAATGCTCTAATCACAGAAGGATAAAGACTGTTAATGTCCATTGACCCAATCCATTCGTGTAGTCCTTTTTTAGGATATGCAACATAAGCACCCGCGGCCTGATTGCTAATATCGTCGTCACGCTTAGGTCGACTGGGAACTATTAATCCTCGATGGTGGGCTTCATTAACGATAGCCTGTTCTGTAACTGCCACGGCGCCCATAGTGGTCTGTAACAATACAGTATTCTCATGGGCGATAGTGTTGGCTAGATCCAAGAACTTGAGCTTCTTGTCGAGCTTGTCAAGGAGCGCACAGTCTTGTCTGTTGTATTCGATAAACTTTCGGAAGTCATTGTTGTAGAGTTGGTCCAAAGTTCCTTCGTAGACTGTTTTACTTTCTCCAACTTCCATTTCCCCGATTGCATCCAATCTATAGGTGTGTCTTTCTTCATAAGTGTATTTCCTGTAAAGTTCAAGACTGTCAAGGTGTACCCTACCAATAAGATCGTAAGTAACAGCGGCCTTGCCGTATTTTTCATATTCTCTTTTCTTGGGCAGTTGATCCCACAAACAGAATCTGCGAGTATCTTCTTTGCTCAATACTTTAATAACACGATTAACAGTATATGGAATATCAAAGCCCTCTGAATTCCAACCACTTAGTACATCTGCATCTTGTATAAGATCAAGAAACGCATCTAGCATTTCGTGCTCAGTTTCAAACAGAATAGTATTGGGAAATTCTTTGACCTGATCAGTGGCCTGTTCCATGGTCAATGTTTTAGGCGGAACAGCCAAGCATAACAGTGTATCTAACCACTGCAAATGAATTGCAATAGCAGTAATTGGCATGAACGCATCATCCGGACTTGCATATCCACGTTCTGGATCGAAGTCCACCTCAATATCGAAAAAGGCTACATTAAGTTTTGGGGGTTCTTTGCCTAGATAATTTTCTTCTAAGCATCTAAACACAGGGTTGATGTCACTTTCATATAATTTGTGACTGCTGTGAATTTTTTGTTCTTTGGCAAACTCTTTCCAATTCTTAGCAGTGACTTTGCTAAGATTTTGTCCAAAGATTGATTTGTATTTTCCTTTTTGATCAGGATAGTAAAACAAATACTTGGCAGGATAGTCGTAATAGGTCCTGCCCTTTTTTGAATCTCGTTCAACCACACGAACGATATCTTTTTCGCGATCCCAGATCGCATCAACATAACTCATATTTTTCTCCTTGTCTTTTCTGGCAGACAAATACCTGCTTGGTCATTTATAGCTGACCCAACTGTTCTCAAAAATATTTAGCCAACATACGCACTAGGCCAACAGAATCTATGCATACAATCAGGGCATAGTTAGCCAGCATGCCAAATGATTGCCTAGTATAAGCGCACCAAGCATAGATAGTACAACCAACGATCCAAATAGGATAAAGTACAAGTAAAGGCGGATCAGGTACAGTGACCGCCATAACAATCGAGCATCCGATAGATATTGCCCAAGCCACAACTTCCAAGAAAAAGCGACGAGGCGAAGTTTTATAGTCATCTTTTATCCAATCGACGATGCCAACAAGTATGTTATTCATTAATCTTCACGACGATTTGCGTGACCGCTGATATCCACAATAGTTTCAAGATCGTCAAATTCGCGGAACACTTGATCCCATGTATCTTTTTGTGCAATTTTAATTGCCTTGCGAATTACGCTAGGTTTAACTTCTAGTTCTTCTGCTACTGCTTTGATTGTTTCGTTTAGACCTTCGGTGAGGTCTTGGATCTCTTGCATAACGGTACAACCTTCTGCAATGATCTGTTTGATTTTGGCCTGCTCAGGCGCACCAAATGCTTTACCCATGTTATATCTCCTAATGTACTAGTATACACTCTAGAAATATTTAGGTCAATCTAATTTGTCCAAAAAGGTATCAGCAAATTTTTTGCAGAGGTCTTGTATTTTTTG